TAGTTGCTTCTTCAACAACTTCTTCTTCTGAGTCTTCGTCGACTTCTTCAGCTTCATCTAGATCGTATTCAACACTCTCTAAATCAAGTTCTTCTTCACCGTCCATATCAAGTTCTGCTTCTTCTTCGTCACCTAACTCAGCTTCTGGTTCATCACCAGCTGCCATTAGTGCATCAAATTCTGCTTTTAATGATTCTAGTTCGTCAGCGATATCTTCGACTTTGTCTTCTAGGTCTTCTTCACCTTCTGACTCGTCTTCGGATTCTTCTTCTGCATCTGCAAAAGGATTTTCGCTTTCGCCTTCGTCGTCCTCTTCGCCGATTTCATCAGCGCGGACTTCGTCTTCGTCTGCTGTAACATCATCAACAAAGTCGTTACTTTGATCGATAACTTCTGTTACTTCTTCTTCGTCCTCTACTTCATCATCAAGAAGGCTTTCATATTGCTCACGTGCTTTGTCTACGACATACTCGTGTAACAACTCTTCAGCTTTCTCATTTTCTTCAGCAAGGAGAAGTTCTAATATTGATTCTAACTTCTTAGACATTGTGGCCTCCTTAATTGTTTTTAAATACAAATGTGCGCCAACACGATTTGCATGAATACCATTTACTTATAGCATTCCACTGATTATGTGTTATAATGGTGTTTTTTTGGTACCAAAACAGTCATATAATGACTTTCTTGGAATCTGTGGGTGTTTTAGAGAGCTGGCTCTTCGCCGCCTGCTTTATACATAACTTTTACAAATTTTGTATGTTCTATTTCTTCTGCTCTACTAATTTCTCTAACTTTTCTTAACTTGTTCAATTCTTTAAGTGTTAATTTAGACTTTCTAGTATCTTCCTCAGAACGCATTGCTTCTTGATCTCTGCTAGGTTCGTAAAATTCATTTATTTTCATTATACTAAACCCTCGCCTTCTGCTGGTGGTACTGTATTATCTATACTAGTATTTATGTCTTCTCCGCCTAATGTAGGATCTTCAAGTCCAGAAAGGTCCGGTTCTGCATCTAAATCAACTGCTGCATTGGGTTCTGGTCTAATACCGATGTTTTTAAGTGCGGCTGCTTTCTCATTATCTTGATACTTCTGATAATCATTCTCTTCACGCCACAGCTCTTCGTTTTGCTTCATTTCGTTGTCGCTTAAACCCATATACTTTTGTAATGCAAAACGCTTACTCATGAATGGTAAGTTACCAACTTGATTAAACATCTGAGCACGTTCTGTATTAAGTTGTAATTCTCTGTAACTACTAAAGTTCATTGGCTTGTTAAACAACATTCTAAATGTGCTGTTATCAATATCTATGCCTTTGTATTTTAGGAACAGTTTAAATTCTCTATCTAAATCTTCTTGTACTTGCTTTTGTAGTCTTTCAACATACTTTGCAAATCTATATTCTTGAATGTATGCAACACCTACTTTACCATCGTTGTAAGTAGCACTGCCATCGTCTGGTCCTGTTGGCAAGTAACTAGCAGGAATACGCAAACCACGTAATAGTTTGTTATTAAAGTATCTAAGGTCGTCTATTTGTCCTAAGTTTTCACCACCCGGTAGTGTATCAACTTTAGAACCACGTCCGTCTGCTGTTTGTGCAAAGAAGTAATCTTCTAACATGCTCATTGGATTGTATGCACTGTCTGTTACACTGCTACCGTCGCCCTTGCTGTTAGGTACACGTTTTTGCTGTACTTCGTATTTTACACGTTCTAAGTACTGCTGTGCTTTGTGAGCAGGCATATTACCTACGTCAATAAAGAACACACGTCTTTCAGGTGCTCTGTGTACACGATAAATGATAATACTGTCTTCTAGCAATTCTTTTTGCTTGAACACTTTGAAAATTGGTTCTAGTATGCTTACACCGAAGGGCCACGAATGGTCCATTCCTTCTGTTAAACTAACATGCACAACATGTTTAGCATCAACTGGTACGCCTTCGCCTGCACCATCTATTGATCCTGTTAAGTAATTGTTGCTTACTGTATTAGTAGGACTCATTATGCCTGTTAGGCCTTGTCCACTACCATACGGTCTTGCATGTAGTCCACTTGCGTTTGTGGCTACTTGCTCTGCAAAGTTTGCTTCTAGGTTTTTGATAAAGTATTGCTCTATCTTTTTGCCTTCACTTTCGTTAACAACAACCTTTTCAATGTTTGCAGGATCAACCCAGTACAATTCGTATGTTTCTGGATCTCTAATAAAAAACTGATCGCCATACTTACAAACACTACGGAACATTCTAAATGCACGTTTGTGTAACTTGTTAAGTCTAACCCAACTATGTAATGTTTTATCTATGATTTTTGCTTCTGTATCACTCGGTGACGATAAGAAGTCAATAGTAAACGGTAACCCTGAGTAATCGTTTTCTTGTGTACCAAATTCTGCAATAGTATCTAATGCGGCATTTACTTCTAAGTCGCTGTCCATTTGATCGTACTGAACATAACGCATAAGTCTATTAGGACTTCCTGCATATACTTCTGGTAACCAACTATTAAATCTGCTTGTTGCGGCTGCACCGAACGAGCCGTCGCCTTTATCAGCACCCGGCTGGATGTTTAAAGGTAATCCTGAATTATCAAAGGGTGTAAAATGCTTTCGCCAACTCATATCTGGTCCATTATTAATCTATTGTAGCAGTATTTATCAATGATGTCAACGAAAAAATGCAATACAGGCAGTAGCGTGTTAGAAGCTATCTTTGAGATCTGCTGTACTTTGATTGCCTTTTCTGAGTAATCTATTTGTTAGTTCTTGGTTTCTAACCATTTGCTCAAATAGCTCTTTGTTGTTGTCGTCTTGCGGTAGAGCGTTACCGTTATCATCTGTGTAGCGAGTTTTATCGCTAGGTGTAGTTGGAGTAATAGCATCTATAGCTGGTGCTTTTGTAGGAGTATTAGCAGGTTGAGACGCTACTGGTTTTATTAATTTTCCACCAACAAATGTGCCACTAGCAGAACCAGATGACATATCCATTTGATCTCGTTTTGCAACTAGTTCGGCTCGTCTTCTTTCTGCCTTGGCTTTTGGTGACCTGCCTACCTTACTTGTTACTGCCTCTTTGTCTACCTTAGCTGGAGATGCTTCAAACTCGTCGTCTGAATAATCCATACTAGAGTAGCTAGTTGTTGTTCCTGCTGTTGGTGCTGTTGCTGTTGTTGGTGCTGTTGTTTCTACTTCTGCTTCTGCGGGATCTTGTTGTATAGGACCAAATGACTTCATTGCAGCCATTTTCATTAAACTAACTAAACTAATCTCTGCCATTGATGCATTTAATGTGTCAATGCCTTCTGCCATTTTATCAAATTCGCCTGAGATAGCTGCACCATCTAATTGTGTCATTGCATCATTAAATGTTTCTACAGTAGTACCAAACGAATTCATATTTGATGTCATTTCGTTTATTGCTGGAGCCGCGGCTCCTATTTTAGCAAGTTTATCAAATGGTGACTCTGATCCAAACAAACTACCTAACCCGTCTAGTACTCCGCTAATTAATCCACCTGCACTAAATGCAGCCATACCGGCTGCTAGTGATACCAATGCTGGACCTAGCAGTAATACATTTTTAGGATCAACTTCGTTGAGCAGTTTAAAGCTGCCCATTAGCTCAACCATTGCTGGTGCCGCTAAACTTACAGCATAAGCAAACGGAACAAGTGCTAAGCCTAATGCACCAATTGCTACTGCACCTGTGATTAATAATGGTGATATAGGTGCTATTAACGCTGCCGCTACACCTAATACACCTAATGCTAATGCTCCTGCGCCAACACCTGCCCAATTAATATCTGCAAATTGCTGGAATGCTTTACCCGCAACAAACATTGCGCCACCTAATGCCGCTAGTACAACTGTACCTAATAATGCTTTAGGGTTACCTAATGCTGATAGTCCTTTACCTAAACCTTTTAATGCACCCCCAACCATATCGCCTAAGCCTTTGCCTAGTGATGCACCTGCTTTACCAACTGACTTAGCAAGGTTAGAAATTACACTGCCGATGCCCTTTGATAAGTTGTTTAACATATCCCCAATTCCTTTGGAAATATTTTTCATGCCTTGACCGATACTTTTTGTGAGGTTTCCTGCTTTCTTGCCAACTTTATCCATGGCGCCAACATCTGGAGCATCTTTCTTGCCCATTATTTTGTCTTTGAGCCCACCTGCAATTTTTTTAGCGCCGCCTGTAATTTTGTCTGCTAATCCACTTAACATTTTAGGCATACCAACACCTAGTGCTTTCATAGATACTAATAGAACACCTGCGGCTCCTGCAACTTTACCTATTGTGCTTAAAAGTCCACCACCTGTGAATACTTCAGCAAATTCTTTAATTTTGTCACCCAAGTAAGAAAAAGGTGCTACTATTTTATCAAATGTAGGAGACAATGTTTTGCCTAACCAATCAAATGGCATTCTAACAGCATCGAATAGAGGACTTAGCATATTGCCAAAGAATGAAAACACACCTGAGATTTTATCAAAGATTCCCCTCATAAAGTTACCAAACGATGTAAACGGTTTTGTTACCATTTCACCGGCTGTGGCTATTCCATCGCCAACTGCTCTGAACGGTGACATAACTAAGTCTACTAGTGCTCCGCCAACAGCACCTACCATTTTGAAAACGCCTACTAACAAGTCCCATCCAAACTTTAATGTGGCTGTAACACCTTCTATTACACCACCTATAAATTTAAGAGGCAACATTGCAATTGATACTGCTGTACTTAATATACCAAATACTGTGCTAACACCGGACACAAAACTCTTAATGCCGTCTATGAAGTCAGGGATTTTTGAAATCATCCCTGCAATAAACTCTGCCGCTTTGCCTATCATAGGTATTAAGTTTTCACCTAACTTAGCGCCTAATCCTTTGGCACCTGCTGTTAATCCTTTAACACCGTCACTTGCGTCTGCAAAAGAAGGAAATATCTTTGCAATTGCTGGGAACAGTGCTTCGCTAATTATGTTTTGAGCGTTTTTAAATGCTAGAGTTAATTCGCCTGTTTTGCCACCAAGTTTACCTAAGTCGCCTACAGCATCACCTAACCCACCCAAGAAGCCAGTCTTTATGCTTTCAAATGCACCTGTGATTTCCTTCATTATTCTGGCTAATGTGTTAGTACCTGTTTGTACACCTTCCATGCTAAGGCCGTTGCCCATATCTTTTATCTTTTTAGCAGCTGCTTCAAACTGTATGATAGCCTTTGCCATACTGCCGGCCTGTGCATCACCTGCTCTGTCAAGTAAGAATACTCTTTGTTTTTCTGCTTTACTGAGATTACCTAATTGAGAAGTCATGTCTAGAGCCATTTGCTCTGCTTCTTCTTGGCTCAGTGTGCCGTTCTTAATTTGTGTTATATAATCATTCATCGGGCCTGCTAAACTAGGCAATGCTCTAACATATCCTGTCATCTGATCGCTGAAGCCCATAGCACCACTTGCTGCAGCTTCTGTCATTGCTTGAGCAATCTGGCCGCCTTCTTCGCCGCCCATGGCTCTCATTGTGCTACCGAAGTCTGTTATACCTGCTATAACTTTGCCTCTTAATTCTTTGTCAAACTTTAACAAACTAGAAGTAAGTACCGGTGTTTGAGTTATTAATTGGTCTGTAAACGCAACTAAGCTATCAACACTCTCGCCTAATACACTTGCATATTTTTGCTGTGTTTTAATACTGCGAGTAATTTGTTTTTGCATTCTTGCTTGGTTCATGCCGTCAAGCACACCCATTTGTTGTCTTTTTGCTAACTCTGCACCCATACGCTCAACACTGTCGTCTAAGCTCATGCCTAGTTCTACACCGCTATCGGTTGCGTCCATGAATGATTGGGTTAATCCTACAAACGCTTTCTTATTCATTGTTTGCATGATGCCACTCATGTTCTTCATGGTGTTAGCTGCATCGATACCCATGCTACTTAATTCTGCCATAGCACCAGAGGCACTCATGCCACCTTGAGCTAAACTATCTCTGAATCCGCCTCCAACTTTTGTTAGTTCATTTAACTCGCTGCCTAATCCTACAAAAGAATCAACTAATATACCGCCATACAATACAATTGCGGCTGTTGCACCTGTGATTAATGATGTAACTGAATTATACATACCAACAAAGACTTTTTCGCCCATTGCGGCGCCTTTGTTAAATCCATCTAATGAACCTGCAGCTTTATTTGCTGCATCTGAAATTTTTCCTGCAGATGCAGGAGCATTGTTAGCACCTGGTGCGTTACCAGCTGCTGGTTTAGCTTTTTCTTTTTTAAATTCTTTGCCTAGATCTTCTGTTGCTTTGTGTAGTTCTTTTTGTTGGTCTAATGTTTTTTGTTGGAATTTCTCAGCATCTTTGGCTGCTTCTTTTGCATAGTCAACTAATTTTTGCAAACTACCAGACCCAATTCCTTTATTTAAGGCCACAAGTTGTGTAAGCATTGCTTGAGCAGTGCTATCGAGTGCGAAATCCGCTATAATTGCTTCTTCGTTGTTAGGTAATTGTACCCTTGACATTAAGTATCCTCTCTTACTACATGTATTTATCTGAAAAATTAAAACTAGGTTTAATACCGAATTACCAACATTTTATAACCCTACTTAATAATACCGATAAATATGTAGTTAAAGAAGTAAGAGTACACAATGTATTCATACATATTTAGGATGATAACATATGACAAACAAACACAATCCATTAAGTTCGCATTTTAGAGCACCTAAAATTTTTGTACCTATTCCAAGTGCTGGACAGTTTTATACAGACGAAGTATTAGAGATGCCTGAAACGCAAGAACTTCCAATTTTTGCTATGACAGCAAAAGACGAAATGATTATGAAAAATCCTGATGCACTACTAAACGGCGAAGCAGTGACCCAGGTAATACAAAGTTGCGTACCTAACGTTAAAGATCCAAGATCAATGTTAAGTAGCGATGTTGACGTATTGTTAGTTGCTATTCAAGGTGCAACGTATGGCGATGATGTAGAAGTAACTGCTGAATGCCCTAACTGTAAAGAAGAACAGCAAGGTGTTGCAAGTGTTGAAACAGCAATAGGAACTATGGGTTCTATTGAGGAAAGATATAGTGTCGAGCATAACGGCTTAGAAATTGAGATTCGTCCGTTCACTTATGCAAGTACAATACAAGCAGGTATTACAAATTTTCAAAGTACTAGGAGTTTACAAGCATTAGCAGATGTTCCAGATGAAATGGAAAGACTAAGTTTGTTTAATAACAACTTTAAACAGATTGCTGATCTAAACTTTAGTTTAATTGTAGACAGTATTGCTAGTATTTCTTATACCGACGAAGAAGGTGAAAAACAATCAGTTACAGATAGAAATCATATCAAAGAGTTTTTGGACAATGCAGAACAATCAATTGGTAAAAAGATTGAACAAAAAATTACCGAACTAAACAGTATTGGTATTAACCATGAAATGAAACTACAGTGTGAGAAGTGCCTAGACGATGCAGGTGAGCCATTAGTGTTCGACAGCAAAGTTAACTTTGATCCTGTAAATTTTTTCACAGCTTCCTAGCACAGTCTGAACCCGAAGACATAGTGGCGTACCTAGGTAAGCTCAAGAATGATCAAATTGCCCTAAACAAAAATATTGCTGAATTAGTAATATACAGTGAAGGTGCAATTTCATGGTCAGAGGCGTGGTTTGTACCCCCAATGGATCGCGACCTATTAGTAACAACTCTTAACAAGTATAATCAAGCCAAATCTGGCCAGGCCGGTAACAACGAACTTCTTTAGGTCCGTCCGCGCCTAAAATTTATATCCCATGTCTATTAAATAGATCAGCTGCATTACATGCTGACTGACTCCTGCAATTCCTGATATTATTCTGCCAAGTTACTTCGTCAGGCATCCAATTGAATTCAGGGCTAGGTGTTGTGTAAGTAGTTGAGTTACATCCTGTTAGAATTAACCCTAATAGTATTAGTCGTTTCATTTTTTATTCCTCTTAGACTATACTATATTTACGCTCTAGATCAAGCATTAGTTTTGTGTGTTACAATTAATAACATCTATAACAGTATATAGACACTTCGTGTCTTATCTTACTACATTCAATCGTTTCATTTCATGAAACTCATTCACTTGTAAGAAAGTTTTTTTAATTAAGAAGTTATCAAGAAAGTGGAGTCATAATTCACCTGTTGCCAGGTGAATAAAAAAAAGATGTCATCAAGATGAGCATCGCCATTTATATCTCGGGTGCTATTAGGAACCGGTGAGCCTTCTGTCCCCATACACTACCGTCACTGTCTTTCGACCTCACGGAAATTTGTAAAACCTAGAATAATTTAGTTAAACAAATTTGCAGGTTGCTTTTTCTCATTGCCTGCATCATTTTAAAGCCATAACGTTGTTTTGCTTCTTTACGACTACAGTCCAGTATCTCGCACCGGGTGTTTCCATTGCCGGATTGTCAAAGACGACAGTTTTATAGGCCCTGTCGGGGCGGTGTAGTTCCTTATGTAAGGGTTCTGTAATTTGCCTGAATTCTGTTTTGACTTGGTGTCTGTGTGTGCCGTGTTCGATATATAGTTATATCTTTTTAAGAGCTTCCCGGAGGATTTGTGAACCTCCTACTCTAACGTTTATTATACCATTATAATATTCGTCTGTCAAGAGAACTTTGCGATTAAATTGTTCTTCCGCTTCTAAGTAACTTGCAACGCCTCTACTTGGGCATATGTGCAATATCTCTCTTGTAAATTTATCTTCCCCAAGCTCTAAAACATCTGCTTGAAGATTATCTGAACTGCCCCAATAAGTTTTCCAATCGCTTTCTTTAGTTCCTCGGCGTTTGTTCTTTTTACCTTTTAGTGGTGGCTTAGTTGTTTTAAATTTTGCTAACTTTTTGCCTATGTACTTTTTGTTGTTAGTTGTGTTTGTGATTAGGTATACGAATGCTTCGCAACCCTCAGGTAGCACATCTATTTTTTTGTTTTGGAAAGTCCATTGCGACATAGTACATAGTTATCTACTGCTGATGCTATGTACGAACTTATATCGGCTAATCTTTTCTAAGTCAGGTTTTTGTGTAAGTTTACCTAACGCAATATGTCCTATTGCTAACTTTGGGTCGTCAATTGCGTGTGGCAGTTTGTGTGCAACTTGCATACACCAACGCTTTACATGTTTTGTAACTGCTTTTGCATCAACACACTGGTCCGGTGCAAACCATGCAAGTAAATCGCTTTTAACTATGCTGGTGGGAATTATATGTTCTTGTGGAACATCTACATCATTGTCGTAGCATATTTCCATTATGTGTTTACCTACATGTGGGTAGTTCATGTACAAATGATTATCTAGTCTAGTAGGTGAGAACAATTCGTAATCACTGTCCTCTAGTGGCTGGGGTGCAGGTTCGCCAGTTGCTGTACTAATTAAGAAGCGTCTATTTTTATTGCCTGTTATATCTTCTAAATGATGTAAGTGATAGTTAAACATACTGAGCCACTCTCGCAACTCACCTGTCTCGGCGTGTACATGATCTGGAAAGTTTTCGTGTAGTCTATTTAGATCATCACTGCCTGTGAATATTTCAGGCTTGATGCGTTGGATGTTGTCTATGCTGTGATTTAAGTTTGCTTGTACTTCTGCTATTGTTTCGCCCCAGTTATAAAACTGAGTACGACTTACAAACTCGTAATTGTTATCTTTGTAGTTGTTCCAAATTACTTCAGCAACACGGTTGTTAAATAGTTCGTATGTGAGTGTGTACTCTGCATCACGGCCTAGGTGTATGTCAATCCACATATTCGGTGTCAGTGTTGTACATAGTGAATCCGCCTTCCTTGACCACTGTTAGTACATTATTCACTCTACCTACTAGTTCTTCTTTGTGTGAGATAAGGAAAATGTTCTTACCTTGTTCCCTATTCATCTTCTTAAGGATGGCTAAGGCGTTCTCTACACCCATTGTATCCATGCCTGAGTCTATTAATTCATCGATACACATTAGGTTCATAGGTGCATTTAAACTCTCATACATGTCTCTAAATGCCCAAGATAAGCCCAAAATAAGTCGATTACGTTCGCCTCTACTTAGATTATCAAAGTCTAAGTCGCGTCCGTACTCTGTTATTTCGACGTTTAAATCGTTCGCAAATTTTACATCATGCGGCAAACCTAACTTATCTAAGTACCATGCTAACCTATGATTTAAGTACGCAATGTTCTGATCAATAATCTTTTTACGGATAAAACTATCTTTGCTTGTTAGCAATTTGTACAAGAACTCTTGGTGCTCTTTTAAGAATGTAAGTTCGTTGATTAAGTCAAAACTAACTTCCTGTAAGCCTGTTTCTCTAAGTAAGTCTATTTGATCAATGTACGGATTTGGTTCATCTAATTTAGTTTCGTATTGTGATGCTAACGACTCTAAATTATGTTTGTGTTCGTATGCCTCTTCGGCAGTTTTATAAAATGTAGTTAGTGTTGAAGGAACAACAATGTCTTCGAGTGCTTCTGTTAGCTCAGTTAGTTTACCTTCAGTAGTGGAAGTGTATTCTTTCTCTTCTACTATTTTGCTCTCTAACTCTTTAGTATACGATTCGTGTGTGCTTAAATGTGCTGTGCCTTGTTCACATGTAGGGCATACACCTTCTTGTGCTTTTACTAAATTAGCTTCTAACTCTATAAGCCTATCGTTACTACGATTATAACTTGTTGTTAAACTTTTTAATTCTTTTGTGATAGTGTTAACTAGATCTTGTTCCTCTTTGGCTTTAACATTTTGTTTGAAAGATGCAATTTCAGTCTCAACATCAAGTTCACCTAGTGTAGTAATTGCTGTTTCTAAGTCTTTTACTTTAGTGTTGTGTGTGGCGTCCCATGCTTTTTTACGACTTTCAATCTCAGAAATGTTTTTCTCTATACGCTCGTTGCTGTCTTTAACTGCATTAATTCTTAATTCTTCTTCCTTAATACTATCGCGAGTAAACTTAGTTTTCTCTTTGAGCTGTTCTGCCTTAGCACTTAGATCAGTAATACCTAATAACTGCTCGATCATGTCTCGCTGATCGTTTGTTTTCATACTGAGGAAAGGTTCGCTGTATGTGTTTAGTGCAACTAAATGCTTAAACATATTATGCGGAAAGCCGATAATCTTTTCAATCTCTTTTTGTGTCTCTCTACTATCGCCTTGTTGTTCTTCTTTTACAGTATCTTCGCCGTTAACTAAAAACTTTAACACATTAGGCCTGCGGCCACGTTCGATACGATACTCAACACCCTTAGATTCAAACTCTACAGTTGTCATCATGCCTTTAGCATTTGTTTTATTGATTAAGTTATCACGTCGAATGTTAGTAAGTGCTTCACCATACAATGCATAACTTAATGCATTAATAATAGTAGTCTTACCTGTGCCGTTTCTGCTACCATCACCGCCCATGTCTAAGTTATGACCTAGAACAAGAGTAAGTTGACAGTTATCAAAATTAACGGCCTGTGTGTTGTTACCCACACTCATAAAGTTACGGGCTGATACATTTTTAATCTTTAGCATACTAAATTTCTAACTCGTTATAAATGTCAATTAATTTTTGTCTTTCGATTGTGCTTGATTCAATTGTGTCTAATTGCTGTAGTACTATTTGATCTACGCTTTCAAACTTTATTTCACTACCTTCAAATTCCTGTTCCTCTTCTTTGATAGGAATAAGTTGTAGTTCTCTTACACCATATTGTTCAGCAAACTTTTCTTTAATAAAAGTTGCTTCTTCGTATGATATACCAATATCTAATTTTACACGAGCATAGGTGTACTTGTCAAGTAAATTTTCGTGATTGTCTAATAGTTGTTTAAGAGTAAACACTCTGTACTTAGGGCACTCAGTCCAGTTTACATATATAGGCTCTTCTCCCCAAGTAAGGAACATAGCACCACGCTCATCGTCTTGTGCATCTGCATAGTTATGTGGGAAAGCATTACCTAAGTAATGTATGTTATTTTTAAATTGTCTTTTGTGAAAGTGACCACTAAACACTAGTTCTGGTCCACTAAGCATTTTATCATTGATACCACCATGGTCCGGCATCTCTACCATTGCGTTCATTTTAAAGTAAGGTAATTCAAAATGCCCAAACATGTACTTACACTTCATCTTAGAAACAGTTTTGTAATCGTCGCCTACTAACCATGGAACAATAGCAACATCATCTTTTTCAAACATGTCGTCTACCATAACAAAGTTAGATAAGTCACGAGCAAACTCGATACTGTTCATATCTCTTTTGTCTCTATAGTAGAGGTCGTGATTACCTGTTATAAAATATACTGTTTCAAAGTTGTCATTTAACTTTTTAAGATCTTGTACAGTTGCATTCATTGTTGCAACATTAATACTTGATCTATGATGCATCCAGTCGCCTAAGAAAATACATGTTTCTGCATTCCTTGCTTTTGCTTCTGCAATAAACCAATCTATATATCGGTGGCAGTCATCTAAGTGTAGACGACTATTTTGTTTTAGCCCGTAATGTATATCCGTAAAACAGGCCGCTGTTTTAAACAACTGACTCATAAAAAATTACTCTGGTGTATTTTCTTGTTCTGCTGCCGTTTCGGCTGCATCTCTTAAATTACGAATTTCTTCTTCATGTTTAATTTGTCTACTGAAACTAGGCATGTGTCCTTGGTCAATTAATATGTCATCTCTAATGTTTTGGTTACGCTTCTCAATGTTTAACACTCTTGTGAAACTGTTATTAACAACCGCAGTGTAATATGCAAATGGATTGTCTGACTTAGATTCGTTAAACTGTAAACCAATTTGCGATAACTGTACTAATGCTTGTCCACGCATTTCGTCTACATATGTATAACCACGCCAGTTTGCTCTATGTGAATAACGCTCTACTAGTTTTAAGAACATAGTTCCTAGTTTGTTTGTAATTCTTCCGTGATCAACACAAAACTGTCCGTTGCTTAAACTCCCTTCCCAATGACTACGAACAACTTCTTTTAACTCTGTGCCTTGATAAGCATAATGCTTGAATGCTGGAAAGTTTACTTTTGCTCTCTCGTCTGCAGGTGTTTTAGGATTTTTCTTCCTGCCTGGTTCTAATGGAATATGGTCCATATTCATAACACGGAAAACTAATTCGTCTAGATCAAACGAATCAGGATCTACTGCAAACTCTTTTTGCTTTGGCTTATTTTTATAATCAGCTCTGTCATGGGTGGACATTGCTACAGCATATGCTTCACTTTGTATTTTGTTTGCTTTGTTTAATCTTGCTTGGTTAATTACAGTATCGTTGATCTCGTTGAGGTCTCCCACTATAACATCATAATTATTATACTTTTCATCGGATACTTGACAGTAAGTGAGTTTACTACTGTTAATCTCCTTAAGAATATCCTTGTTATTTAAATAATTTACTGGTGCTGGTTTTTTAATCATATGCTGGTGTGTCCTGTAGTTTTGTATGTATTATACACTTCTAATTAACTTTGTCAATCAAATATGCCTGTATACTGGAAATTCTGGCATATTTTAAACTTTAACTATGTAGTATTTATCTGTGCCCAATCATTAAAACTATATTTTATGATTCCGATAAATAGTAACATAGGAGATTATTATGAGCAATAGTTATTTAGGAAGCGGATCACTTGGAGGCCTATCAAAAGGTATAAGTTCTGCTGGTTACTTAAAGAATTTAGCAGAAGACTTAAACAATATTGCAGGCTTTGAATCAGACCTAGGTTCGCAACAAGGTATTACTACTAATCTTGATTGGAGAGCTAGACTTCGACCTAAGAATGGTGGACAAGATTTATTTTGGCGTGGCGCCGATCCTGAGGCTGGACCAGGCACAGATTACTTATTAAAGCCTTTGTTTGAAGCAGGCGGCATGGTTTGGCAGTACACACCGGATATTTTAGTTAGTGCTCAGGTAAATTATAACCAAACAGATTTCCATGGACAAAACTATCCTGTAATGACTTACAAGAATACAATACCACCTGCAATTCCGATAACGTCAGACTTTAGTGCTAACACAGTGCCCGAAGCAAGGTATTTGTTAGCAGTTATGCATTTTTGTAAAGTTGCAACAAAATCATTCGGTGGAGATGCAGCAGTAGCAAGTGGTTTCTATGGCACACCACCTCCTGTGTTATTGTTTGAATATTTAGGCTCCCATGGCTTTAACAAGGTACCGGTTGTGGTAACATCATACAGTATGAACTTACCTGCAGATGTAGACTATGTGCCAGTAGCAACGGCTGTTAACGGCGGCGAAACAACTTATGTGCCTACAATGTGTAACTTCCAGATTAACTTACAACCAACATATACTCCTCACAAATTGCGTAAGAGATTTGATTTACAACGATTTACTACAGGTAAAAATTATAAAGATGGATTTGTATAATGGCTAAATTTCATAGAAGCGATAGTTTTTTAAAGTCAACCGGTGTGTATGACATATTTTTAGATGTAAGTAAATTACCTTCGGTACCTAAACTACCATCTGATGATACATACATTGTTGAAGCAAAATATGTTAATAGGTTAGACTTGTTAGCATATGACAAATATGGTTCTTCGAGGTTATGGTGGATAATTGCTTTAAGAAACATAGATACAATTAAAGATCCAAGCAGAGATGTAACAGCAGGATTAGAAATTTACTTACCTAGTAAAAACACAGCAGAAACACTAGCAGGCTAATATGGCACTTGAATCAGCAGAACAGTACGATCCGTTTTTAAAGAAAAATGTTTACGGAAATATTTTAGACCAAGTAGAAAACTATCAGTACAACTTAAAATTATATATGATACCACCGGTTGCAGCTCCTGTAGGAACACAGCCGTCTGCAAACGCTCAAGGTGGTTCAGAAGATGCTAGAGCAGATAAGCCAGTCAATGCTAGTAATAGCAGTGGCCAGGGCGGCTATTTGCAGAACTCATATGTTGCAAGTCCTGCAGAAACTATTGTACTTGCACAAACAGGTGTAACAGGAACACAGATTGACAACTTAGAAATACAAACAGTTGTTGGCCCCGGTGGCGGAATGGAAAATTCAAAAGTAAGTTTTGATATAATTCAACCAGGCGCCGCAGACTTCCTGGATCAAATAGTGGCTGCTAAAGCATATTTAAGAGATCAAATCACAGCACAGGATGTTCCTATCTTTTTGGAAATAAATTTTAAAGGATATGACACAGATATAGAAGATGAAGACCGTGGTGGAACTCCTATACTTGCAGCAGGCCCTTATAGATACATGTTAAAAATTGCTAATGTACAATTAGAAATTGACGATGCTGGCAGCACTTATCAATTTGATTGTGTACCAGTAGATCAAATGGCGTACATTGATACTAGTTACAGGATGCCAAAAAAAATCGAGTCAATTGGAACAACTATCGAAGAACATGTTACAGACATGGTAGCAAAAATTAGAGAGCATAACGAAACAAATAATAACATGTATGCTATACAAGACGAAATTAAAATAGACTTATCTGGGTTAACAGAAGGCAAATACGCATTAAAGGATACCAAACTGACTAAGCCAGACGATACCCAAGCAGAAGAAATAAATAGGATAATGAACCCTGAGCTAGAAGGGCTAACCGAAGACGAATATGCAGATGTATTAGAAAATAATACAAAAGATGAAGGCACACTAGACATAGTTGTAGCCGAAAATAAAGTAACAGTTAGAGAAGGTGTGTCTATTGAGAGATACATAGCAACATTACTATCTATGAATGATGAATTTTTTAATAGATGTACTAGATCAGTTTACCCAGCAGACCCTGAGAAAAACGAAACAAGAAAAGATCAAGCACTTATACAATGGTTTAAATTAAATGCTTTTGTTCAATACACTGCCTTTGATTACAAAAGAAATGCGTATGCATTAAAAACAGTTTTCAAACCAACAATTTATTCAACAGCAAAAAATACTGTACAAGCAGATGTAGCAGAAAATTCGGGTCTTACTGCTGATGATGTGAGAGCAAGAATTGATGGACTTCCTATATTTAAAGCATATCATTATCTATACACTGGGCTAAATGATCAAATTAAAAATTGTAGAATTGAATATAAATCGGGTATCGCAATTTTAACAGCACCGGCTGGTGGATTCTCAGGTGACTTTAGTACAGTGTTAGCAAAGACTCTTAGTACTACAGCAACTCCAACAGAAGATTTAACAGGCAATGACTTAGCAACGGCAGCTGTAAAAGCATCTAATCAAGAAGATGCATCTAAAGCATTAGATAATTTGTTTAAAGATAAAAGTCCTGAAAGAGAAAATGACATTGCAAGTGTAGGCGGATTATTAGGATTATCAAACGCAGAGATTAGAGATGCTATTGAAAATAGAAACGGTGCTAATGCTTCTAGAATAAAAGAGACCTTAGCAAACAAAGGTGCAGCAGAGTCAATTAGGAAAGCACAGATTGCATCAACAAACGGCACTGCTAATCCAAAAAATTTAAACGGAACAAATTATACTCCGTCGCTTAGTGGCTATATTTATTCTGCAGATATTATAGGAAGTGTAAGCGAACGATTAGATCAAGCCGCGGCGCTGACAGCATCACAACAACTAGCAGAATCCTTAAAGCCCAAAGAAGAAGAAGATGCTAATGCTGATGCCAGTGGACCACAGGAAGCAGTTAAAGTAGATTCAGTACCTAACCCTGCAGAAGACGCAACTTATAACGGTACTCCAAGAAACACAGTGTTTGGATATTTAATGCAACAACATGCAATTGATGATTTCCTTGTAACACTAGATATGGAAATTAAAGGCGACCCTTGGTGGCTAGGTCCTCCAAAAGGGGATAATCAGCCAGAAGTAAAAGGAAGTGAATTTGTTAAAGATAAAACAGATGAAAAATCAATAAAAATACAAGGCGACGAAAACTATGTGTTGTTTGATTTACAAACACCTAGGTTGTTTGATTTTGATGTTGAAGATGAAGACAGCCCTAGTAACAGTGGTTACTGGAGTAAAATGGGTACATCATATTTCTTAACAGGCGTGTACATGGTCAGAGGAGTTAACCATATGTTCTCAGGTGGAGAATTTTCGCAAGAGCTTAACTTAATAAGACAAACCGCAATAGATTTAAAGAAAGTAGAAAAAGATGCAACTGGAGGTAATCCGTAATGGGTATTAGTTCTAACAGAGATACAGCAAGTAAAAAGAATCCTGTAATTAAAAAGAATATCAGTAAAGATGCTGTATTTGGTATATACCTTGCAGAAATAGTTTCAACAAAGGATATTAGTAGAACTGGTAGAGTGCGTGTGTTTATTCCAGCAATAAGCAAAGACAAAAATTCGCCAGCAGGGTATTTTGATGCAGTATGGACAAGTCCATTTGCAGGCAGTACAGATCCTCGAACAGTAGGGCAAGATGTAGAATCACCACAAGACACTCAGAGCAGTTACGGTTTATGGACAACGGTACCAGACAACGGTAATTTAGTCCTTATAGCATTCGGTGACGGCAATACAAAATATCCTATGGTACTGAGTTGCTTGTTTCCAGATAGATTAAATTATATGCTTCCAAGTAATGCAGGTGGAAAAACATACCAAGCCGGCAAGTTGAATTTGCCTACGTTAGAAAAAAATAAAAGAACAGCAGACATTAATCATAATGATACATTTAGGCCTATACAGCATACGTTAGCATCGGCAATAGTTAAGCAAGGATTAGCCCATGACCCAATAAGAGGTGCAGGCTCATCGAGTGCTAGGAGAGAATCTCCTAGTGAAGTATTTGGTTTATTAACACCGGGACCTAGAGACCCAAAAAACTTTAACTATAGACTCGGCGGCCACAGTATTACACTAGATGATAATTTAAATTCTAGGCAAATAAGAATTCGTTCAGCACAAGGTAGTCAACTATTATTAGATGATACAAGTGGAATGGTATACTTAATTAATAAAGAAGGTAATGTGTGGATGGAGTTTGCATCATCAGGCCAAGTGTTTATGTATGCAGAAAACGACATTTCCATGCGTACAAAAAGAAACTTTAATCTACGAGCAGACATCGATGTTAACATTGAAGCAGGACAAAATGTAAATATTAAAGCTGCAATGGACAACGAAGGTGCAGAATACCTAGGCGAAGGCGAAGGCGCCGGCGGACTAGTTAATATAGAATCAAGATCGAATATGAATCTTTTAGCAGAAGCAAATATGTTTGCAACTGCAAACACAGGCGAGCTACACATTAATGCTGCAGGCTCTATTAAAAATACAACTGGCGATAGTTTACATAATAGCGTAGCAAATGATGTAGCCACTACAGCAGGTGGTAAAGTCACAACTGGTTCCGGCGGAGTACAAGTACTAGAAGCAGGCGGCAATATTGTAGAAAAAGCACCTAAAGTATTAATGAACAGTGGCGGCCCGGGAGCAGATGATGCAGAAACATCAGACACTGCAACCCCAATCAATACTGATACGCTCGAAGACAATCCTATTGGAGAAATTAATTACAGCGATACCTCTACTCGCGATGCAACAACTGGTCGACGAACAGGCGACGCGGCACAAATTACAACTATTGTTACTACACTAGTTACATCAGAGCCATTCATAGGTCACGGTCTTCCTAACCCAGCAAAAGACGACCAAGACAATATGGTTCCAGACGATCGACTAGCAGACTCACTTAGTCCTGGCAGTAACGGCGTTGGAGGCAACGATCCTGCAGATGTTAATACTCCGGGTGGATTACAATCAGGATATTCCGGCAATGACGGTTCACCTAAGTACACTAGTCCAGCTCAAGTACAAAATAATTTTGCCATAGCACAATCAAAGAAATTTGATGCAAATATTGCTGGAGACTTACAGGCTTCCCTAAGTTCTAGTATACCTGCTATTAGGCAACCAACAACTACACCAAATGGTACAATTGTTGCAGGTATAGGCGGCAAAGTTACCGCTGCTCAAAATAAGTCTAAGATGTTAGCATATGATGTTAAAGGAATGCCAGCAGATCTGCAGTCCGGTAAGGCTAAATCTATGCAAGGTATCATCGCTACTGTTAAGTCTGGAGAACAAGGAACAAACATCGAAGGCGCATTATTAAGCCAAGGTATTCAAATGATTAAAGATGGGCCGTCTACTATCTATTACTCCGGCGGTGTAAAAATAATTGATTTCCAAGAAGGACTAGGCCCAACAAGTACTGCTATCCATGCTACATGTGATATACAACAAACTGGGCAAATAGTAAAATCTCTATGCGGCACTACACAGTTAAGCGATAACCAATTGTGTTCTCTTACAAGTTTTGCAAATCATTGTGGGACTAAGACTTTTGCAAAAAGTAAAGTGCTTAATGCAGTTAATAATAACCAGTTTGAGAAGGTGCCTAACTTACTAATGGCTCATAGTACATTAAACGTAGCCGGTGTACCAACTATACAAGAAGATTATTATCAAAGACGACAATTTGAAGGTGAGCTGTTTCAGTCACCGGACAGTATAAAACCAAAAGTTTATCCAAATTTGGTACCGTTTGCCAAACAGGCTAGTGATTTAAAACAACTTAGAAAGGGTTTAGTCTAAATCATTAAGTTTTTTTACTTCTGCTAATCTTTTCCAAGCCTTATATTTTGCTTCAGATTCCTCTCTCACCATTTTTTCTAATAGTGAAATTGTACCTGCTTGATTTTTAATAGTTTGGTTTTGATCATGAATGATCTGATTTACAGAAGAGAGCTTTGTGTTCAATTCGTTCTCCGGATAAAAAAAATATGTGTGTAGTTTCCTACACACATATTTAGTACTACCTTGCTGTTAACTGGCTTTTTGAACCATTTTTTCCATCACTGCAAATTCATCTGGTTTGATGTTTTTGTCGTAACGAAAATTTCCAGCAAAGTTTATCGTATCAAACAGTGCATACTGTTTGGTCACTGAGTCATATAGTCCAACTGTGACAAAGCGTTTAGACTGCTGAAAAATACGATGGAACCGATGCCCATTGCTCCTTTCATTAATCTTTACTGCTTTAGACCATAGTTGGTCAAACTCGCGATTCAGTTTAAACATTTCTGTCTACCTTGTTCGCTGCGTGGATGTTATGCTCTAAATTAGAGCTGTTTCTGTAACAAAAATTGCTACATTGCATACATTATAGCACCTTTTTGTGAAGTGTCAACCTTTTTGTTCATTCATTAAAACTCTAGTTTAAGAAGTAGATAAATAAGAGTATGGCTACAATATTCAGAGGATTCAGTACAGTAGATAAGGTTAAGGCACCATTTTCACTTTCGGACATGGACTTAGTAAAACGAGATCTGCTGAACGAGTTTAATACTCGAAAAGGTGAAAGAGTTATGCGTCCTAACTTTGGTTGCATAGTATGGGATTTATTAATGAATCCAGAAGACTCTTTTACTGAGTCTGATATTAAAGACGATATTACAAGAATTATTGACAAAGATTCTAGGGTTGATTTAGTTAACATTACACTGTTTACAAGCAATCATACAGTAAGAGCTGAAGTTGAATTAAGGTATGTTATACTAAACAGCGAAGATACTCTATACTTAGAATTTAAAAACGAACAGCAGGTATAATACATGGCATTGGTAAACAGACAAAATAACTTATTCGCCGCAGAAGATTGGAAAGTAGCGTATAAAGCATATAGTGAAGTAAATTTTCAAGCATATGATTTTGATACTATTCGATCAGCTCTAGTAGAGTATGTGCGTGTAAACTACCCAGAAACATTTAACGACTATATTGAAAGTTCAGAATTTATTGCTATCATAGAACTGTTAGCATATCTTTCTCAGTCCTTAACATTTAGAATGGACTTAAACAGCAGAGAAAACTTTTTAGAAACTGCTGAAAGAAGAGATTCGGTATTTAAACTTGCTAGACAGTTAGGATACAATCCACGAAGAAATATCCCAGCAAATGGCTTAATGAAAATTGTTGCAATTAGAACTAACGAGCCTATTAGAGATAGTTTAGGTAACGAGTTAAACAACACTAACATTTTTTGGGATGATGCAAACAACGCAGATAGTTACGAACAGTTTATTACTATTCTTAACTCTGCAATGAATTCAGCAAACAGATTTAGTACGCCAACTAAAAGCGGAACAATTAATGGAATAGCAACTGACCTATACGAATTAAATACACCTCTAACTGCTCCAGTAGCATTTGATTTTGATTTAACAGTAAGTGGTGTTCCTAGAACATTCCAGGTAGTAAATCCTACATTCAAAGAAGGTGCATTCGAAGAACTACACCCTGACAAATTAAATAACTTTAACTTAGTTTACAGAAACGATGGCACTGGTATTAGCAGTATAAATTCTGGCTTCTTTGTTATGTTCAAGCAGGGCAGGTTACAGTCCATTGATTATAACTACAGCGACCCAGTGCAAAGTAGAACACAAGAAGTTAACATAGCAGACATCAACGAAACAGATGTGTTTGTACAAGAAATTAACAGCACAGGTGCAACACTTGCAAAATGGACACAGATTCCTAACACTGTTGGTCAGACACTTAACTACAACGACTTAGCATTTGGTGTTAGGACATTGTACTCAGTTGAAAACTTAAACAACGCAGGTATTAAATTACGCTTCCCAGATGGCAACTTTGGCGATATTCCTTTTGGAACATTTAGAACTTACTATAGAACAAGCGACCCAGAGGCGTTTGCACTTGCACCTGAAGATGCAAGAAACATTAAAGTAAATTTGCCTTATCAAAATGAAGCAGGTGTTAATTTTAATTTAACTGTAACATTTAGTTTACAAGAAACAGTAAACAATAGTTTAGCACCAGAAACACTTACTGCTATTAAGCAAAGAGCACCGCAGGTTTATTATACTCAAAACAGAATGGTAAGTGCTCAAGACTACAATGTATTTCCTTTTAGTCAAACAACTAATATTTTAAAACTAAAAGCAGTAAACAAAACACATGCTGGGCACAGTCGTTACATTGATATCAATGATCCAACTGGAACATTCCAAAATTTAGAAACTTTTGCTAACGATGGTTCATTGTACATTGAAGATGCTCCTGGAAGCACAGGCATTACAATTAGTGATGATAACACAGTAGCAGCAGTAGTAAACTTTACAATACCACAAATTTTAAAAGATAGAAATCTTAACAACTTTGTTTACGAGCAATTTAGAGATTCATCAGAACTGTTTGACGTAAATCGTTTTTCTCTTGCAACAAAGAATGCTATATGGAAATCTTTACCAGTTGTACTCGGAACAAGTAGTACAGGATACTTCCATGAAACTATTACATCAGGTGATAGTACAGTTGATGTATTAGACAACTCATTTGTATACACGTCAGGGGCATTAACAGGCGTTCGTCCTTTTAGAATGTTTACAGAAAACAACTTTATTAAATTCGTAGACCCAGATGATGCAACAAAGTATGCATGGGCACGAGTAACAAGTGTTGCTAATTTTGGTAGACTGTCCAGTGGACTTACTACAGCAACAGGACCATTTAGTTTAAGTGCTCCAATACAGGATGGATGGAAAGCAGAAGAATATATTGCTACTATGCGTAAAACACTTGAAACTACTGAGTTGAATGCTGTATCAAGTGAAATGACAAACAAACGATCATTTGGACTGGGCTACGATGCAGACATTGATCAGTGGTACGTTATATCGTATCAAAATTTAAACAGAACAGGTAAATGGTCATTGTCTAATGCAAAATCTAATTCAGGAACACAATTAGATTCTAGTTGGTTATTATTATTTGACTACAGTGCAATTGATGCACGAACTTACAAGTATATTGTTTCTCTAAGAGGACAGCAATATGTTGTACAAAGTAAAAACGATTTAAAATTTTATAATATTAATAATGTTAAAGTTGCAGACAGCAACAACCAGTCTAGCAGAGACGTAATACAATTTACAACATTAAACTTTAAGCCAGGTAATGCAGAAACATTTAAATGGACACCAGAGTCAGGAACTGGCATAGCAGACAGATGGATAAGTGATGAAACAGGAGAAAAATATAATCCTAGTAGTTACGATCCAGGTATTCCGTTAAGAACAAGATCTGCTAAATGGCACGACATAGAAGTAGATTACTCGACAAGCGGCGGCATATACCGAGAAGGAAATGACACAGCAAATATTTTTGTTAACAATGCTATTGTTTCTGTAAACACATATTTCGATGACGGCACATTAGGATCAACAACAACACCTAACGTTACTATTGCTAATAACAGTGGTAAAATAAATTCATTGCCTTCGAACATAACTATACCGTTTGATAATACTACATTTGGATATAATATTCTAAATGGTTCGGGTGATGTTGTTTATAGAGATTATAACACAGGTACTAGCCAGTTTGAAACTTATAGAGCAGGAGTAACTGGAACTTATAGTTTTGGTCCTGTTAATAATGCTAATACTGCGGTTGCTGGAAGAATACTACTAGCAAATGCAAACGTATCTGCACAAACAGGTAACTTAATTATTTCTAATATGTTTGCTAACAATTACACTTATGTACCAGATGCGTCTGGACAAATAAGTCAAGACATGATAATTGTTAACTATAAGCAATCTAAAGAAAAGTTAGATAAAAGTGTTGACTGGACTGTAGTAGAGCCAGTTAAGTACAATGACGGTTACACTGATAATAGAAAAGTTGTAGTATCACCAGTTGACACAGACAGTGATTTAGTGCCTAACAGACCTTTGCAGTTTAGGGAGTTTGTAGGCCCAAGAGATTTAGTATTTTTTGAATACTACACTGACTATGATGGATATAGTTATACAAGACCAGTATCAGGAAATATTGTAGATTACCGCACAGAAGAAACTATTACAACAAACTTTTCTGCATCAAATGGCGGCACACTCACAAACGGCGATCAGCAAAAAATAGAATCATTACTGACAACAGATATTTTAATAGTAAAAGATATTAATAAGTTACCTCAAAGTATTGTTGGTAACTTAGGCGAAGACGCAATAACAAATGCAACAGGATTAGTTGTATATGATAATACGTCAGAGAAAATTTATCAATACATAATGAATAGTAACGGTAGTGCTGTTACGCCAGTTGAAACAACTGACTACTATGCAAGAAATGGTAGAGCCGCAGGACAGAATACAGCACTAATCGAAAATGATGAAATTATACTTAAATGGAAACACGTTGCACCTAAAGATGTTCGTATAGATCCAAGCATTAGTAACATTGTAGAAATGTTAGTATTAACAAATAACTACAACGATGAAATACAGAAATATAAAAATGTGCCAGGAACAACATTTCCATTAGCACCGACACCAGCACAACTATCAGTAGAATTTGCAAAACTTGATGAATTTAAGAGTGCAAGTGATGCACTAGTTTATAAGAGTGCAGAATTTAAATTATTGTTTGGAGCAGATGCAGAATCAACTAATCAGGCTAAGTTTAGAATTGTTAAGTTAGCAGGATCTACTATGAGCGACAATGAAATTAAAAGTAAAGTAATTTCAGCCTTCAATGCATTCTTTGCAATTGGAAATTGGGAGTTTGGCGAAACATTTTATTTTACAGAGTTAAGCAGTTATGTACATCAACGTTTAGGCAGTAACATTGGTAGTATTGTTATTGTTCCTAAAAACACTAGCGGATCATTTGGAGACTTATTCCAAATTAAAGCAGACTCACATGAAATGTTCTTGAACACTGCTAAGGTTAGTGATATTGAGATCGTTGAGAAAATAAACTCTCAAACATTAAGAGCTGATAGGTAAAGGAAAGTATGTCAGATAAAATCGTAAAACAGTTACCAGTAGTACTGCAAACGTCAGCAATAAGAAATTTCTTTGAGGCTACGGTTGAACAACTATACAGTGAGGCTAACACAGTTCCGTTAGCAGGCTTTATTGGTAAAAAAACAGGTGATGATACTAAGTTGGAAGGAGCATTTATTAAAGAAAATAATGCTGACAGACGCCAATATAATTTATCTCCTGCTGTAAATAATATTAACCCTGTCACAGGCGATAGTGAAAACTTAATTTTCTATGATGAGTTCATTGATACATTAAATGTTTACGGTGTAAATACTAGCAATCATAATAAACTTTTTGGTAGCAGATACAGATCTTTTGTACCACCGATTGATATTGATAAGTTTGTAAACTATCAAGAATACTTTTGGTACCCAGCAGGCATTAGCACAACTTTTATTACCTCAACAGAATCTGCTCCTATTAATTTAGATGAAGATGTATTAGGCAAAAAATTATTTACTGTAGGCAATACAACATTGCGTAATGGCATGACAGTAAACTTTACAGACAACTCTTATACTATCCCAGCTAATACTTCTACACAGCGAGTAAAAGCAGGTGTTGAGTACCTAGTACAAGGTGTAGGCGAAAGCATCAGGCTAGTTGAAAAGAGTATTACAGATAGCACAGAGTATGGTGGAGCCCAATTATCGGCTAAAGATTATATTGTACAAGAGCGTGGTGCTGTAAATAAAAACGCATGGTCAAGGGTAAACCATTGGTATCACAGAGATAACTTTATTGAGGCTGGTGATGAATTGCCAAGTAAAGAGTATCGTGCAAAAAGACCAATATTAGAATTTAGTAACAACTTAGAGTTATTTAATCAAGGTACTACCAGTTACGGCGAAGCAACTGTAAATGTTACTGGTATTTTTAAAACTGATGTCGAAGCACTAACAAGTAAAACAATTGATACTAGAGAATTAATTGATGGAGACATTTTATTATTCTTAAACGAATCAAAAGAAAATAAAAAGTACTTGTACACGGTTAGCGGAATAGGCACTGGTATTATGCTAACACCTACTAGCAGTACACCTATTGCAGTTGATCAAACAGTAACAATAGCACAAGGTAATGTTTTTAAAGGTATTGACTATCTGTACAACGGAACAGACTATGTTAATGCTCAGAGGAAAATAAAAACTAACCAAGCACCACTGTTTGAATTATACGATGATGCTGGAAACAAACTAAGCCATTCGGGTCTTTATAACAACAGTGATTTTACTGGTAGTCCAATTTTTGGATATAAAGAAAACACAGGCGCCAAAGATATCGAGTTAGGATTTTCTTTAACTTATACTCCGTACAAATCTGCTAGTGAAATAACATTTGAAAACTTTATTCATACTAATAGAACAACATATATTCCTTTTGGTACTAGTACTGCTAAGACAATATTAGGTACTTACTATTACAAACTATTAAAAGATACCCCAGAGTATCATTCTGCATGGAAACAAAGTCCAGCAAGAAACGAACAAAAAATTATTACCACTCATTATATCACGCAACTTGTGGTAGACGATAAAACACTAGTATACAATATTGGTGCAACACCGGATGTGTTATCATCTACTCCAAGTGGATATGATATACTAGTAAAAGTTAATGGTGCTATTGTATCAGACTATGCTTACACTGCACCAGCAGATATTAAATTTAATACGTTTACATTTAACCCTGGTGATATAATTGATATAGAAGTAGGAAGTGATTCAGGTATATCTAAAATTACAGATAGCAGATATGAAATACCGTTGAGCTGGAAAGCAAATCCATTTAACAATGAAATTGAAATTATTGCTGAACCCGATTACATGTCTCATTTCAAAAGATATATTGAAAGACAAGATGGGTTAACAGGTAATGCATTAGGTTCGAACAACTTTTCTAACACAGCAAAAGACACTGTACATGCTAAAGACATTGTACAAACAGATCAGGATTTGATTGTTGCAGCTTTTGCATTAGATGATCAACCTCATAATTTAGTTGACGGATTACGATTTGCTGGAAGAGAGTACGAAAAGTACAGAGCAAGATTAGTAAAAGAAATTCAAGGGTATTACGACAAATTTGACACAGCTAATCTTAGTAAAGAATATATACTAGAACAAGTACTACGCAACCTAATTTCTTTTAGTATAGGTAAAAATGTTTTTGGCACAACTTATATTTTGCCGTTTGGAGACAACTATTTAAAGCAAGAATTTGATGTAGCAGATATTAATTCAACAGTTTATACACTTAATGATTATTCAGACTTAGATGAAATTACTAATAGTTTATTAGTTTATCATATAGATAGCTCAACTGGCGTCCAGTCATTATTAACGGTTGGAAAAGATTATACTATTTCAACTACAAATCCTATTACTGTAAACGTTACTAAATCATTATCATTGGCTGATACTATTGTATCTAAGTTATATGATAAAGATAGAGACAGTGCTGAATGTCCACCTACTCCAAGTACAATGGGGATATATCCTTTATACACACCGTGTGTAGAAACAGATAATAGTTTTGAAACTCCAATGCAATTAATAGTAGGACATGACGGCAGTAAAACATTACTTAAAGGTGATGTTAGGGATGACGTACTATTAGAATTTGAAACAAGATTATATAACTCAACAGCACAGCAGTTTAGATCAACTGATAGTTTACCTAAGTTAAGTGTAGGAGATGTTAGATCAGGAGCATTTAGAACAACTAATCAATCAGCAAGAGAATACGCTGACTTATTAAGAAACAGTTTTACAAATTGGGCTAAAGTATCTGATGTTGATCATTCAACAAATGAATTTTACGATGCTGCTAAAACAACAACATGGAACTACAGAGGCAGTAATGATTTACCAGGACACTGGAAAGGCTGGTTTGAATATTATTACGATACAGTAAGACCTCATACACACCCGTGGGAAATGTTAGGTTTTAAATATAAGCCATCATATTGGGATTCACAATACGGTACAAACTTTACTAAGTCAAACGAAGCAATGTGGAAAGACTTACAGGAAGGTATTATACGTTCGGGCGATAGAGAAAACTTTACTTCTGGACAATATTTAAATGATAATCCATGGAGAAGAGTTGGCTTATTAGATTTATTACCAGTTGATTTTACTAACGTATTATTAACACCAGGACAAATTACTAGTACTGGTAGCACATCAAGAGTTGAAACATTTACAAACGCTCGTCCTAGTAATACTTTAGTAAGTGATGTATTTGTAGATGTAACAGGTACAGGCGGACAGCCTAACGGCATTAATGTAAGTTATGGTTCAGTAGAAGCATTGAGAGTTTTATTTGATGCATTTGATTTAGGTAATGTTGCCACTAAGGCTCAAGCAGGAACATTTTGGGATTACGATGGTACAGTTGGCGGAGCAAGTTCTAGCACTCAGTTTGCGACAGGGTTTGCAGAAGGCTTTGACGGCCTTGAGACACCTTACATTTTTGTTAACAATATAACAACAAGAAAAAATTATCAACTATATAACTACGATATTGTTAATTTATCTGATGCTGGTGTACTTTTACAAGAAACAAATACAGCGGTAACAAGTTATACTATTGCAATTACTGCAAACGGAACACCTCTAAATAATCCTACTAGCACTAAATCATGGAACACTGAAAACGAATGGTACTATACTAGAACATACAGAAACGAAATTGCCGAAGGTGCAGTTTATACTATTACTCCTGCAAGTGCTGGTCTTACAGCATGGGACACAGCATCTCACTCACCAATAGTAGGGTGGTCTTTTGATGGACTACCTATTTACGGACCATATGGGTATGCTCATTATAATAATAATGGCCAAGTGTCAGACAGCACTATTACAAATATCAAGAGTGCATTTGAACTAAAAACAGGTCAGAGAACAACAGGACCAATGGGGTCTCACACTGGTGAGTTTGTACAAGACTATACTTGGAATACGGCGTTAGGCGGAATATCAGGATATGTAGGACATAGTAGTAAAGGTAACATAGCAAAATATAACATGCGTTGGGGAGTTACACCAGAGAGTCCAACTACACCAATTTACTTTTATGTTGCAACACAAGACGACACAGGCGCTCCTATGTTCCCTTATGCAATAGGCGGAACTGAAGATAGTACTAATACTTACCAACCACATTACTATTCTACTCCTGTATCAGCAAATACAAACAATACAGGAACTACAGTAGGATCTGGTGGTATTATAGCATTATCAAGTTCTTTAGTTGTTACTCCTAGCAGTAATGCAGATAAGATTCAAGCACCATGGAGATTTGGTGACGGTGCTCCTGTAGAGAATGCATGGAAGTACAGTGTAGGATATCCTTTTGCAGTTGCAGAAGCAAAACTATTATCACAACCAGGAAGGTTTATAACACTGTTCTCAGATCCATTGCGTAACACATCACCTGTACTTGATGCAACTAAAATTATTAATAAAGTAGATAGAACACCATTTGACTTTAGATCAGAAGATCATTTCTGTGTACACGGTGCTGTAAACAAAGCAGGCAATATTATTACTAATGTTGGCTATTCACAATTTATACACAGTTGGTTAGCATATCAAAATTTAAATACAACTACAGATTATGCTGACAAACTTAATAACGTTAATATAAAACTTGCACACAGAGTTGCAGGATTTACAGATAAAGATACATTAATAGTTAAAGCAGATCAACAAGGACTAACGTCTACAAGTAACAGTTTAATTATACCAGAGGAGAATGTAGACGTTGTTGTACATGCTTCGCCATATAAAAATAGAAATTTCTATTCAGGTCTTAGCATACAAAAAACTGCTAATGGATATAAAATTAAAGGCTTTGATAAAAATGCTGGATACTTTAATGTTTTAAGAAGGGACTTTAACGGTAACACAACCTCAGTTGAGGTAGGTGGAGAAGCAGTTTCCTTTATTAACTGGGAACCAGCAACATCATATCAAAAGAATACAATTGTTGCATACAATAATGCTTACTACCAGGCACCAACACTAGTTACAGGCACTCCAGTATTTACTTCATCTTTTTGGAAAAGGCTTCCTGGGTTACCTCAAACCGGTGCAATTAAGGGTGTACTTTATTTAGATAGTTTACCATTTATTGACAGAGTTGATTATAGCACAGAATATACAACGTTCCAGAAAGTTGTGGATGTTATTGTAGGCCTAGGTGCATACCAAGAATCAATTGGCTTTACGTTTGGCGAGTTTGATACAGAGATAGCAGATGTTAGAAACTGGAACTATGTTGTTAAGCAATTCTTATTCTGGGTAGCAGGCGGCTGGGAAACTAATAATACACTTGAACTAAGTCCATTGGCAACAACAGTTAGATTTACTAGTAAAACTGGAATGGTTGCTGAAATGAAGCGAGTAGACAAAAACCAGTTTACACTTATTGATCAAGATGGTAGAGCAATACAACCGTCTGAGTGCGAAATAGTTAGACTAGGAAACAGTATAGAAATAACACCACCAGCAGGAATACAAATTTATGGTGCGTTGTTGTTTACTAAAGAAATTGAACATGCATTAGTTTTTGATAATATAACAGCGTTCAACGACATATTGTTTGACCCAGTTTACAGTCAGGGGCAAAGAAGATTTAAAATTAAAGGTAAGCGAACAGCAAACTGGAGCGGCTTATTTAGTTCAGAAGGTTTTATAATTCAAGATAATGAGCTAAGACCTAACTTAGATAACATGGCACAAAGTTTAGGCCGTTATCACGAACTAGGATTTATTCCAGTTGAGAAACAAATTTATGAACAAGCTCGTGGTTTGTTCGGATACCAAGAAAGAGAATATCTAAACAACTTAGAATTAGAAGATGATGATCAGTTTGAATTCTATAAAGGTATGCTACAAAGTAAAGGCACACTACCTAGTTTAGGTAAACTTTCTAAAAGTAAAAACATTATACAAGGTGAAACAACTGTATATGACGAGTGGGCAATTAAAGTTGGCGACTTCGGTGATTTAGAAAACGATCAAAGCATTGAACTTAAATTAGACAGAAGTGATGTTAAACATGATCCTCAGTTAATTACTTTAGCCTTCCCTGAAGATACTACTGGTACTATCGAAAACATTGAAATAATCTCAACAGAACATTTATACCACGATGTACCAACTATTGAAATTGCTATGCCGGCTACTGCTGATAAGAATAGAACACAGGCAACAGCAAAAGCATACTTAGGCTCAGACGGCACGTTATCATCTATTGACGTTATATATAGCGGCACAGGATATACAACAGCATCCGCACGTTTAAATGTAGTTGCAGGTAATATATCTATTGCTAATGTTAACACACAGTTTAGTACAAGTTCTACAACAAGTACAGCACCTGTAGCAGACTCAGACATTGCAGGATTGACATTAACTAATTTAAGAATCACAGCAGTTGGCGCTGGTGCAGGTAATGCAAACATTGGCCCTGTTGATTTAAATGTAAGCAGTATTACTAGTTTAGCAAACATTGCTACACTTGTCAACGAAAACGCAACTATTAATTCTCATATTACTGCAAATGTAGTTGAAAGTGAGATCCAAGATCCAAACTGGGAAGGAATAGGAACAGACCCTACTGCCGCTAATGCTATTATTAGACAAAGTATTTTAACATTACATGGCACAGACTTTATATTAACAGAACAAGGTAGTACACTATCTGGTCTTAACTTAACAGCAGGAAGATATCAACCTACACAGCGATATGCAATTGCTTCAGTTGGCAACCATCCTACAAAAGGCACAGGTGCAACTACTGCAAGTGATATCACTGTTAAAGTAAACAACGAAGAAGTTGATTCGTCTTACTGGACATATGATGAAGGTGACAGACAAATCATACCTTTTAAAGTTACTGGTTCAGGGGCTACTGCTGGTAATCAAAATGCAGACAGAAATACAGTTATAAGAGGAAAGGTTGATGTTCCTTTAAACGGTACTATCAGTAGCGACAACATAACACAGATTGATAATATTTCATATCCTTATGTAAATGTTTTTGTTGACGGTTTTGAATTAACTAACTCTCCAATAGAACAAAAATTTGATATTACATCATCTACCTTAACAATATATAATGTACAAGATCTACCTACAGGCGGTATTACAAATGACGCAAATGTTTATGTAATAGAACAACCTACAATTAATTTTGAGCCATCGTACTTTGATGACAAGCCAGATTCTACACTTAATATTAAGGTAGCAACACGTGATAATATTGCTATTACAACAGGTATAAAAAGACTACACGAAATTACACCAGATATTAAAACTGATGATACAATATTAATTGACATAGACGACACTTCGAGATTCCTTAAAAAGCCAATTGGCGAGAGGCAAGAAAATTTATGGCCTACAACTAAGTTTGTAGATTACACTGGTATAACTGATGCAAAGTATACAAGCATACCAAATGCTGGGTACGTTAATAGTTCAACTGTAGACTATAGCAGTTTTGATATTCCTAGTATTGGCGATATGTTTAGAGGAGAAATTTTAATACATCCTCAAAAAGATGATCTAGTCCATGTTGCTATTTCTGAAAACGAAGACTGGAATGTTTATAAGTTTAAAGAATTTGTTAGTGCTGTGCAGTTTGTTGAACAAGAAGAAAATGATTTAACAGCACATTTATACACAACAGATTCATTGTTTAATAAAACAACAGATCAAAACCAAATTGCAAGTGGTATTGACTCAACAAGATTCTTAGATTATCACATAGCAATTAAAGATGCAATAATAGATAATAAATTTGTTGTATGGGTTAACGAGCAAGTAGTAGACCAAAAGCAAGTACGTTTAAGTAATATTACACCAGTTGCAATGATGGAATCAACGGTTAGTAGTATTGGACCAAATTTTGTAAAACCGATATCTAATATTACACCTGGCATAAGCAGTTTTGCAATGGCAGAAGCAACTGCCGCTGATGCGTCAGGGACAGTAACAATTACTACAGATTTACAGATGCTGGATAGTGATGTTGGCGGCACAGTAGGGTTTGCTGGTGCTAACACTACAGCACTATTTGGAAATAATTATAATGTTTCTAATGTCAATCTTACAAATGGAACATTTACAATTAATGAACCAGCACAAGGATCATCAATCGACGGTGCTAACCTTATTGCTAGATTCTTTAATAGAACAACAATCACAGCAACCGATCACGGATTAGTAGCAGGCGAGATGGTAAAGATTGTTGCTGGTATGTACAGTGGACAATGGATAGTTGAAGGTGCATCATCTAATACATTTATAATTGATACTCCATATGTAACAACAGGTCCTACAACAGGTAATGTATTAACTTCAGAATTTAAAATTACCACAGACGGTGATCATACACTGAGTAATGATTACGCAGGTAAAAATATTGCTATACATAATGCAACGCAAAGATTTTATAACGGTGTATACAGTGTTAAAAATGTACCTAGTGCAAATACTATATTAGTATGGAACAGTTTTCCTTTTGCAGATGTAGCAAACGTTAATGTAAATGATGGCACTGCTAATTGTATTGTAACAACACTAGACCACGACAAAATTAGTCTAAATAATTCTAATATTAAAATTGACAACATAAACAGTTTAGATGGAATGATTGATTCATTGAATGATGCAATTCAAGCTCGTGCAGCATATGTATCGTATCAAGGAAGTTTCTCAATGAGTATTCCGATGTTAAGATATCCAATGAAAGGACCTGGTGGACTCACAACAAATCAAATTGGTGGTTCGTTGCCTCGAGTAACAAACTTAGGAAATCTCAGTAAGAAAAACTTAACAGTTACGGGTATAAGTACAGTAAATCCACAACGTACTGCTAAGATTGGTTTTAATAAAAATAGACGCGGCGTACCAATAAAAAGAAGATCTAGACCAAGAACAATCGCTAGTGGTGGTGCAGTATCTAATAGAACGAAAACATTAAATACAACACCATTTAGCCCAGTTATTCCATCCGCGACCATGCAAAATATTATTGGTAGTGGAATTGGAACTGCCGTTTTCCCACAAGGCGGCGCTGGAATGGGCGGCTCAGGCAAACCAAATTCGAGTATAGGTGCTAGAAATTCTCTTACTTCATTTTTAGGATTTGGACATGGACCAATTAAAGCACCTAGTGCAAGTCCACAGCCTTTGCCATCAGGACCCGGAGCAATGTTTAATAGGTTACTAACAGCAACCAACATTGTAAGAAACGGCGGCAACCCAAAAAGTTCTAATCATATTAAGCCTAACAATAATACTGGTGCCCCGATACTTACTGGAACAGCAGTAAGCATTGCACCTTCTCCGTGCGGCGAGCTAATTATAGTACAACCTCCACGTCCAGACCAGGTACCTAATCAACCTGGTAACGGATTAGACGATAATTTTAGTACAGCGTATGAAACAGTGGTAAATGGTAACGTATTGACAAATGACTCTGCAGGACTTATCACTGAAGGTGCATTTATAGTAGGAAATGAATACACTATTGTGACTACAGGTGATACTGACTTTACAACAATTGGTGCAGCAGATAATAATCCTGGTACTGTATTTACATCAACAGGCACTGGACTACAAGGTGGAACAGGCGAAGCTAGATTCCCGTTAACAGCAACTAATGCGTCAACACCAGCATACGGCACAGTGTCTTTATCAAGTAATGGAGATTTTACATACACTCCTAATAGCGGATATAGCGGAACTGATGTATGGTATTACGACTCAAATGATGGACACGGCGGAATCAACAAACAAAAAGTATCTATCATTGTTGGTAAAAAAGCGCCACCAACACCACCAACACCTATGGTTTTTGAAAAGTGCGAATTCCAGGAACAGTCTACTACAGCATCAAATACAGGGCACACTGGCAAAAATGATTTTTGGCACTATAGTATTCCAGTTGCAGGTAAAGTAAAAATTATAATGGACATGGATGGTGCCGCTGATAGATTAGAAGCAATACAGACACATACTTCTCGAGGACAAAGTGGTAGAACAGTAGCATCAACTAACCAAGGTCAAACTAGAAAAGCAACCCAGGCAGAAAAAGATAAAATAACTTCTTCAAGAGGCTTAACTACTACTAATACTGGTTATCAAGGACCTTACGGTAACTATCAATATCAATTAAGTGATTTCACTCAGGTAGGTGACAAGATCAGTCACTGTGGTGTATTGGAGTTTGATTTTGATCCAAGTGCTGCTGGTTCGTATTTAACTATTAAAATAGGTAAAGACAGTAGTGTTTACAGGTATCTAATATGTTATCCAACAACAACAAATACAGGTACTCCTGTTGGACCTAGTACTCCTGCAGGAAATTATCAAGGAGGCAGCCAGGCTGCTCCAAACTATCGGTATCCACAGACGCCTATATATCAGCCTAGTATACAACCTACTACAAAGCCAAAAACTCAAGCAGGCTTTGTTAATATTAATATCGGAGGCGGATACGGTAGCGGATTTAGTGGAGGCGGCTGGAACAAGACAACTACTTATGGTTCCGGTATTGGATATGTACACAACTACGGTGGATTTAGTGCTGCTCCAATGGCAGGCTACACTCATGTTCCTAGTGTGTTTAAGAAAACAGTAAAAACTGTAAACCCACAAAACATAGGAAGGTCTGCAGACTTAACTAGTAATAGATATGTAAACAATACTTTACAACGTGTTTCCGGCGGCAGAGTAATTCCTTTAAGTGCTCCTCCTGGAAAACCTATTCCAATTCCTAATAGAGGAATTAATGGACTTAATTTAAGTCAGTACCCGGGTTCGAGTCATTTGGCAAACTCCGGTACAATGAAAAATATTTCTGTAATACATCAACTATTACAAATAGCAAGTAGTAATTATGACTTACAAAATCTTAGTAGCCCAAGCTCGTCGAGTGAATTTAGTGCAGATGGCTTCGGCGGTAGTTCAACAGATGGCTTCGGCGGTAGTTCAACACTGGGAGCCACCGAAGATATCTTTAATCCAGGAAGTTCAACAGACGGTAGTTCAAGTTTTACCCCAGGTGGAAAAACAAAGGTATTTACATCTACACCTGCAGGCCCACCAACTATTATACCAGGCGGCGTTGTTTTTGACTCTTCAACATTTAATAGAGGATTAGACCCAGATTCGTTCTCAAGAAGATTAACACCACCAGAGACACTTCTCGATGATGACAGCCCAATTGCAATTGAATGTGATTGGACAGTAAACCCCTGTATAGTTTTAACACCTAAAATCAAAGTTGTTAACCCAGATGGAACATATGATTATATTCCTGCTGGTCCAGACGTCCGGGCATATATTACTAGACCTACTCCTAAAATACTTTTCACGGAAGCAGATGCAGAAGGTTTAACACCAGGCGACCAATTTATTATTAATAATAAGTCTATTACAATTCCTGGAAAGCCTAGTGCATTTTTAAAAGAAATTGAATGCTCCGGCGGCTTTGGCTATACAACATCAGTAACTTCCTCTAACGGTCAAGCAGCAGTAGCAGTAAGTAGTTGTTCAGTCGCGCCAATTACCCTTAGGGACGGATGTAGAGGCGGAGTATATAAAGAAGTATTAGATTTCCACATTGTGAGAAGTTTCCAACAACTAGGATTAGAAGCAAACGCATATATTTCAGAATCTGATGCATCCGGCGTTACAACTACAACAACAGGTTCACATCCTGTAGGGCTTACTGCCACTGTTAGCTCTGGAGCAGTAAGTACAACTACTACTTCAACTGGTAATGTAATCACAGAAACACCTACTACAACAAGCACTACTACCTTTACAGGCGGAAGTGGATATGTAGTAGGCGATAGATTAAGAGTGATTGGCGGTACCCCAGTAGCATCACCGTTTGGAAAAATACACGAACTTTGTGTAGAAATACCCGGCGCACATTATTCGTCAGAAGCTAATGTTAAAGTATTTGTTGGTGATGGTACAACGCCAGGATCACAAGCAGAAATTGGCTCAGTACAATTTGATAGGCAAAACGGCATTAAATCAATTAGAATAATCAACGGAGGATCCGGATACGATCCAGCAAGACCTCCAGTTATTAGGATTGTTGATACTGGTAAAGGCACAACAAGTGAGCCAAACATGCCTGCTAAAATTAGACCTATCATTAAAATGGAAGTACAAGATGCTGCAGGTAATTGGCGAGAAATTTCCGGTGAACCAGATCGTGTTGCTAAGTTTGTAGTTGCAGCAGTTGATCCTGATACAGGAGCAATTTTAGGATTACGAGTAATTGACAGAGGTGTGTACAAAGAATTCCCATCAGATTTAAGTCAAGGTATACCATTAGAATACGACTATGTTAACATAGGTGACGCTTCAGGACTAGGCAAAATAGATCCTCTTACTGGATTAGAGCTTCCGGCGCCAGGAAACTATGATCCTTCAGCAGGGAAATATGGCCCACAATATGGAACCGGACAAAGTGGTGCCGGAGCAAGAATTTTCTTAACATCGAGAGAGATTCCTGACTGTTCTGAGAAAGCAGATGTATTGAGTAAACTAGGAGTAGACCCAACAACATTCAGTTACCCTGTAACAGAACATCTTGCAGACATATTGAACGGAGCTCTATTAGATGCAGGGTATGATCCTGACAAAATTAAATTTAACGTATCTCCTATTAACCCTGATATAGATGAACTAATCCTTGATGCTCCAGAATACGATGGTGTTGAGTTTGATGAAATAACTCCAGGATTCCTAGAAAAGTTAGGTCTTCCAATTGGTGATTACAATCCAGATATAACAGATCTTACTGTAGTTGATGGCACACCACAAGACGACGTAAACCTCACAGAATTTGATGATATAAATTCTCTAACTGATGGTGGCCTTAATCCAGGCAATGGCGGCGGCTCAAATTTACCTGGTTCAAGCAGACCAGGCGGCCCAGATACAAACGGCCCAGGCGGTCCAGGTAGCGATGGGTCAACAGGAAATCCTGGTGATAATGATAATTTTGGTTCTGGAAGAGACCTACCGGAAGAGACAATGGTTATTTACGGTGTAGATAACGGTGGTTTCAACAGTGATGGTAGTAGTATGTTGGGTAATGCAAACGTTACTTACATTGGCGATCTGTACCAATATGAATTAAGAAATTTAGACGGAACAACTGTAAGTTCTACAAACGATTCTAGAAATGCAAAAGTACTATACTTAGAAAGTCAGCGATACAAAGACGAAGCACTTGTTGCACAGAATAATGTTGCTAATATACCAAACACAGTAAGTAATTTTGCTAATGTATGGATTGATAATTACAACAATAACGGTTGGGCATATTTAGAGAACGGCACAGTAATAAGAGAGCAAGAGTCGTTAGTAGATTCTAAATATATTAAAAATACAATCGTATACGATAGCACAACAGGTAATAAAGATTTTGATTACGACATGTGGGATCCGTTCAAAGGCGTATTGCCTGCATTCGTTGATGCTGAAATAACATACACTGGCAAACAAGACCCAGTAGTATATACTAACAGTCGTGCTGTATTTGGCAAGCCAAATGTTGGACAAACATGGTGGAACACTAGCACAGTTAGATATAATTGGTATGAACAAGGTACTAACAGAGAGCGTTGGTTAAATTGGGGTAGTACATTCCCAGGTAGTTCTATAACATTATATGAATGGGTAGAAAGTAAAGTTACTCCTTTAGAGTATGCAGCCAACGGCGGCACAGGTACACCTAAGAACGGTAGTGAGTTTATTGTTGAAAGAAGAATGGATCCAGTTACAAATCTTTATGTAAATTATTTCTATTTCTGGGTACAAAATGTAAGTAGTATTTCTACATTAGCAGCAACACTTGCTGGTAGAAAAACAACTACATTTGATCTTGCAAGATTTATAGCAGATCCAATTGGCCAAGGCTTAAACACTATAAGTTTTATTAGTGCAGGTAAGCATGATCCTACTGCTTTAAGTATTGCTGATACTAACGTTGCAAGTTTTGTAATGGGTAACCTCGGTAAGACATTACGCGAAGATGAACAAAACATACAAATTAATTTAAGTAGAAATATTAATCCAGTAGGATTAAAACATACTTCATGGAAACTGTTAAGAGAAAATGATAACAACAGTGCAGTACCTGAGGATATAGCTCTAAAATTAATTGATAGTTTATGTGAAATTGATTCAATAGGAAATAAAGTACCAGCAAATAATCTCAGTGAGATTGAAAGATACGGTGTTGCATTTAGACCACGTCAGACAATGTTTAAAAAGCCAAGCGAAGCAAGAAGAGCATTGCAGTATGTATTAAATGAAATACTAGCTGATACAAAATTAAACACATTGCACCCAGGCTGGGACAGTAGCATATTGTCTAATACATATGTTGAAAAAGTTAATTGGTACGATACTGTTTACGTTGACGATATTACAAATAAAACAATTAGGTTCGATGAAACATATAAAGCATCATTTACAGTTGAAAGTGTAAAAGCACTAGGCAAGTTAAACAGTAATAATATTGTTGACGGCACAATAGTAATGATCAAAGCAAATAGGTCAGATAGGTTCCAGTTGTGGAGATGGAATGCAACGTCATCTAAATTCTATCAAATTGCTATCGAAAAAGAAACAGTTAGATTAAAGAATACAATTTATACAGATACTGTAAATGCAACTATGCAATCTGAATTAAGAGCATTGTTATTAGCGTTAAAGGATAATGTATTCCTTAATACTGCTAAATTTAACGAAGTATTCTTTGAACTATTAAAATATGCAATAGGCGAACAAGCAGAACTAGATTGGGCATTCAAAACCTCATATATTTATATTGAAAAGGAAGAGGAAGATCTTGTACAGCGTGTAGGATTTAAGCCTGATAACTTTGCAAGTGTAATAGAATACATGAATGAAGTTAAGCCTTACAGTGCAAAAATTAGAGAGTATAAAGACGGCAAACGTGCGCCATTAGAATATATTAATAATCAAATGGTAAGTGACTATGACGTACCAGCATATCCAGATTCTGTTTTAGGTGAAGTTAGAGCATTAGACTTTAATGTTGGAGACGATAGAACTATTATGTCCAACAACAGCGATTATACTAAAGCATACGGAGGCTACAGTAATAATCAAGCACAATGGGCATCAACTACACCAGTTCGTACTAATAAGGTTAGTATGATATTTGATAGAGTAGACTGGCGTTTACTTGAAGCAGATCATAATGCCGCTTCTAAGAGTTATACTCTTAGCATAGCAGAAAACATTGCAGATATTAATGCAAACAGCATAGCAAACGTAAGTAACACTACTTCAAATGGTTACACAGCAAGTGGAAGAATATTTAAGTTTGATCCAGCAGTTAGAACACAATTGTATACTGATCTAAATACTAAATTTGGTATTACAGATGCTGAAACAAATGTAAACATTATTTCTAACTACAGTAATATTAATGTTGCTGTACAAGATGGAAGTTTAAGTTCTACATTAGCATTAATTAAAACTAAAGTAGGCGGAGGATTTAACGGAACTCTTGTAGACGGTAATGTATTCAGTAAAGTAGTTAGTGGATCAGATGGCACAATGACATATCAAAATGCATTTGGATTTGATAGCATGACGTATGCATCAGCAGGTTTTGACCCAAGCATTATTGTTAAAAATTACATTGGATCATTTACAGCATTGCCAACATTAGTAGTTGATGATCAAATTACAGAAGGCTTTGACGGAATAACATTCCTAAGAGTATTGTACGGCGAAGAAAGACCAGAAGAAATGGTTATGCTTGATCCTAAAGAGAACTTAATTATACGAGTAACATCAAATGTTTACGGTAATGCAAATGTAAGCAGTTCTCCTGCAAGTAGTAATGCAAGTACAGTTAAATATCAAATTACTAATAATGTATATGGTGAAACAGAGTTTTTAAGAATTAAACAAGACGGTACTACCACAACAACATTAAGTGCTAACATATGTACTTACAGCGATAGCATTAGTGTAGCAAATGCAAGTGTTCTTGTCAAGCCACTTAGCCGAATACCT